GATCGTCTGCGATCGACTCGTCGCCGATGCCGGATGGGTGGAGCGTCCCGGCTCGCGGTGTTTCAATCTCTATCGACCGCCCGTGCTCGTCGGTGGCAACCCCGCACTCGCGCAGCCGTGGGTCGATCACGTCCGCACGGTCTACCCAGGCGACGCCGAGCACATTCTGCGTTGGCTTGCGCAGCGTGTCCAACATCCTCAAGAGAAAATCAATCACGCGCTCGTGCTCGGCGGCAAGCCGGGTATCGGCAAGGATACGATTCTCGAGCCTGTGTCCGCGGCGATCGGTCCGTGGAACATGGGCGACATTCCCGCGCCGGCGCTCGTCGGCCGCTTCAACGCCTTCACGAAATCCGTCATCCTCCGCATCAGCGAGGCCCGCGACCTCGGCGAAATCGATCGCTACGCGTTCTATGAACGCTGCAAGCTTTACACGGCCGCACCGCCCGACGTCATCCGCGTCGACGAGAAGAACCTCCGCGAGTATCCCATCCAGAACATCGTCGGCGTCATCATCACGACGAACCACAAAACCAACGGGCTCTACCTCCCCGCCGACGATCGCCGGCACTACGTCGCGTGGTCCGAGCTGACGCAAGACGACTTCGACGCGGACTACTTCACAGCGCTCTATGCGTGGTTCGCGTCCGGCGGCACTGCGCACGTCGCTGCGTGGCTCCAGGCGCACGACATCGAGGAGTGGAACCCGAAGGCGCCGCCGGCGAAGACGGCCGCATTCTGGGCCATCGTGGACGCGTCACGCACGCCCGAAGACGCCGAGATAGCCGACGCCGTATCCACGCATGGCGAACCCGACGCGCTCACCGTCGCCCTCATTGCCGAATCGCCCACGCCCAAGGCGTTCGCCGACTGGCTCACCGACCGCAAGAACAGCCGACTCATCCCGCACCGTCTCGAAACGGTCGGCTACGTCGCTGTCCGTAGCCCTCACGCGAAAGACGGTCTATGGGTCGTAAGTGGTAGACGCTGTGTGGTTTACGCGAAAGAATCGCTCCCGATGCCTGCGCGGTTCGCGTCCGTCCAATCCCTCGTTAATCGGTGAAATCAGAGAAGTCAATGATTCTAGATCCCCGCTATAAATCAATAAAGTCAGTGTTCACGAAACATGCGCGCGCGAGAGAGAATTTATAGTGCGGATCTGCGATCACTGACTTCACCGATGTCACTGATTTGGACCGGATGGGTTGACGCCCGGCGTATGATTTGTTGACCATATGCCACGCGGTGGAAAGCGCCCAGGTGCTGGCGCGAAGAAGGGGCACCCGAACTACCTCACGGCCGACAAGATTGCGCTCCGTCAGAAAGCGCGCGATATTCTCGGGCCCGAGATGCCGAGCATGATCGCCGCGCAAATCTCCCACGCTCGCGGCCTGTCTTACCTGGTGTATCGGGACAAGGAGTCGGGCCGCTTCGAGCGCGTGAAGGACATCGACACGGTTGACCAGTCGCTGAACGCGATTGAAGTCTGGGAGAAAGACCCCAGCGTCCAGGCGTTTACGGACCTGATGAATCGACTACTCGACAAGCCGGCGGAGCAGCCGCAGGAGCTGAAGCTGTCGGGCGAGCTGGCGGTGACTGAGCGGCTCACGGCGGCGCGGGACCGGCTGGCGAAGCGGAAGAGGGAGGGACAGTGATGGAGTGCGCAACACGCAAGCACTACTACCGTGATGTCAACGGACGCGTTACCGTCAGCGAGAACGGTTACGACTTCCGAGAAGCGAGCGCAGACGAACGAGAGTTGTGCGAACGAGTTTTGCGCGGTAACGTGGCGATGTTATTCTCGCAATACAGTCACGCGCGGCTAGCGCAGCCGCCCGACATCGGCGCCGACGTGCCTGGAGGCGGGGCGGTATGACGCGCTGCGACTGCACGGTTCACACACACTGCCCGCGCTGTAACGGCATCACAGAACCATGGCAGTGCTTGGAATGCGGCTACGAATGGCAACGTGACCCCGTCGCCGAGTTCATCGCGAGCGTTCGCGTGCGCCCGCTCTGGAAGCGCGTCCTACGATGGCCGCTGATGGTACGCAACTATCGACGGCACGGGCTTGCGTGGTCTGTGTGCGCACGCATGGCTACGCTGACGCTGACGCTGCGATACCCGACGCGATGACCCAACCCGTCTCCTCCTCCCCCGACGCCTCCCTCGCCGACTTCGTCAGCCAGTTCTACGACGATCCGCTCGGCTTCGTGATCGCGTGCTACCCGTGGGGAGAGCCGGGCCCGCTCGAGCACGAGACCGGACCCGACGAGAACCAGCGCGAATTCCTCACGGCGCTCGGCACGGAGGTGCAAGCGCGCGGCTTCGACGGGGTCAACCCCGTGATGCCGATCCAGATGGCCGAAACAAGCGGCCACGGCACGGGCAAATCCGCGATGGGCGGCTGGATCACGAACTGGATTCTCAGCACGCGTCCGCACAGCCAGGGCACCGTGACCGCGGGCACAGCCACGCAGCTCGAAACGCGCACCTGGGCGGCGATTCGCTACTGGACGTCGCTCTGCCTCACGGCGCACTGGTTCGAGGTGCAGAGCCGTGCGATCTTTCACAAGTCGTTTCCTTCGACGTGGAAGGTCGGCGCGCAGACGTGCAAGGAAGAAAACGCGCAGTCGTTCGCCGGCCAGCACGCGCGCACCAGCACGAGCTGGTATCTATTCGACGAGGCGTCCGAGGTTCCCGATAAAATCTGGGAGACGGCGAGCGGCGGCCTCTCGGACGGCGAGCCGATGTGGTTCGTCTGGGGTCAGCCCGTGCGCAATACGGGTCAGTTCTACAAGGTCGCGTTCGGCAGCGAGTCCGCGCGATGGAACACACGCCGCGTCGACAGCCGCACGTCGCGCTTCACGAACAAGGCGCTGCTCGATCGCTGGATTCAGGACTACGGGCTCGAGTCCGACATGGTGCGCGTGCGCGTGCTCGGCTACCCGCCGTCGGCGAGCGAGCTGCAATACATCGACAAGGCCCGTGTCGTGGCCGCCCGCGCCCGCGCGCAGGCTGCGCTATCAGACGAGCCGATCATCGCCGGCTTCGACGTCTCCGGCGGCGGCAAGGCATGGAACGTCATCCGGTTCCGGCAGGGGCTGAACGGGAACGTGCGCGAGCCGATCCGCATCCCTGGCGAGCATGACCCTGACCGCTCGCAGCGCATCGGCATCTGCTCGGAGCTACTGCGTGACCAGCGCGCGGGCCATAGGTTAGCGGCGATGTTCGTCGATTCGGCATTCGGCGCGGCGATCGTGGTGCGGCTGCGCTCGCTCGGCTTCACGAACGTCTACGAAATCAACTTCGGCGGCGCGAGTCCGGACGCGCACCAGTTGAACATGCGGGCCTACATGTGGGCGAAGACGAAGGAATGGCTACAGCTTGGCGCGTTGCCGAACGACGAGAAGCTCGCGGAGCAGTTGTGCCTGCCGGGCTACCACTTAAACAACAGCGGGAAGCTCGTCATCGAGTCGAAAGCCGACATCCAGGCGCGCGGCGAGACGAGCCCGGATGACGCGGACGCGTTCTGTTTGACGTTCGCCCAGGCGGTGGCCGTGCCGCGTCAGCCGCGCACGGCGACGGGGCCTGTGCTACGCGGGGACATGTCGTGGGCAGGTTGACGGACATGCTACACTCGGCGCGCATGACCACGACGCAGTCGGCAGGCGAGCGCGAGCAGGAGCGGCAGCACATGGTCGCCACGCTCGAAGCGCTTCGGCTGCACTATCGTCCCGATGAGAACGAGGTGTTCTCCGGCGCCGACGAATACCTCGCGGGTCTCATCTCGCAACTCTTCGCGCGCATGGAAGCCGTCGAAGCGACGCGACGCCTGTGGGTCGATGACGAGAAGCCGGCGATCTGGATGTCGATAGGCAACCACTCGGACGCGCTGCGCGAGTTTCGCGCGCTGACGTTCTGGCAGCGGGTGCGGTGGCTGTTCGGATGGTAATCGCCATCATCGCCGTGCTTGTGCTCGCCGTCATCGGAGGGATCGCGCGGCAGCGCCTCGTGCGCGCTCGGCGTGAGGACTGGCGCGAGATTGCGAGTTGGAAGCGATGATTCGGATTGTGGCGCGCGTCGTGTTCATTGCCCTCGTCATCTGGTCCACGCTGTTCTCGTCCAGCGGCGCGTGCGCGAACGGCGAGTGCGGCTCGACCTGTCTGGATATCTGCCAGTCTGAAGGTGGCGACTTGCGCTCGGCGTGCGACTGTCCGTGGGGCTGCGGCTGCCTGTGCGTGCCCGGCGCAGGCGCGACGACGTGCGAGGATTACGGCTGCAGCACGAGTCCCTACTGATGGCCGACACGCCAGAGACCGAACGGCCCGTCGCGCTCCACAGCAAGCGCACGCGATCGGCGGCCCAGACTGCGCGTTTCCTCCAACTCGCGCGCGATCGTTTCAAGCAGTCCCAATCCGCCGAGTCGAAGCAGCGCGACCGCGAACTGCAAGACCTGCGGTTCTACGCCGGCGAGCAGTGGCCTGAGGACGTCAAGGCGTCACGTGCCGGCCAGAACGCGAACAACGGCATGCCGCCCGTCCCTGCGCGCCCCTGCATCACCATCAACAAGACGCGCCAGCCCGTGCGCGAAGTGCTCAACCAGGAGCGCGGCAGCGACATCGGCATCGAGATCGTCCCCGCTGACGACTTCGGCGATCTGACCGGACCGATCGACGAAACAGAAATCAAGCTGCGCGAAGGGCTCGTGCGCCGCATTCAACGCGAGTCACAGGCGGCCGACGCGCGGACGTGGGCGTTTGCGCGCGCAACGATTGCCGGGCGCGGCTACTACATGGTCATGACGCGCTACGTGCCCGGCAAGACCAACGATCAGGAAATCTACGTCCACCGCATCTACAACCAGGCGTGCGTGTCGCTGGACCCGGCGCACGAGCAGCCGGACGGTTCTGACGCAGAGTGGGAGTTTCTCGCCACCGACATGCCGTGGGCACGCTACAAGGCCGAGAACCCGCGGCGCAACGGCAAAAAGAATGCGCTCATTGACACGGCCGACAACGACGGCGCGTGGCGGCAACTCGGCGACGACCAGCCCGATTGGTTCCGCGGCGACGACGACACGCGGTTCATCCGCGTGGTCGATTACTTCTACACGGAGCGCGTGACGCGGACGCTCTGCACGCTCGCAGACGGCACGCTGTTCTGGGACGATGAACTACCTGACGGCGCGCCTGTTGTGGACGAGCGCGAGGTGGTCGAGAAGCAGATCAAGTGGGCGAAGATCGACGGCTCGGATGACGACGTGCTCGAGGAGACCGACTGGCCTGGTCCCGACATGCCGATCGTGAAGGTGCTCGGCGAAGAACTGCAACCCTACGACGACGAGCGCCGTGCCGAGGGCATGGTGCGCCCGATGCGCGAGCCGGGGCAGGGCTTCAACGTCATGGTGTCGAAGATGATCGAGCTGATCGGACTGACGCCGATCCCGTCTCTTATGATGGCCGAAGGGCAGGACGAAGGCTACGAGCAGTGGTATATCGCGGCGGCCACGCGCACGTTGCCGAAATTGCCCTACAAGCAAAAAGACATCGAAGGCAATATGGCGCCGCCGCCGTTCTCTGTTCCGAGAGACCCGGCGATCGGTCCGGTTGCTCAGGCGATCGGTCTCTTCGACGAAGCCTTGCAGTCCACGTCGCTCGTGAGCAAAACCGCGCTCGGCGAGACGGACGCCTCGGTCAAGAGCGCGAAGCACGCGAACCTGCTGCGCGAGCAGGCGGCGCAAGGCACGTCGAACTACATGGACAACCTCATGCGCTCGATGCGCTACGAGGGGCAGATCGTCAACAATCTGCTGTATCCCATCTACGGACGGCCGGGGCGCATCGCGCGTATTCTCAACGGGCAAGGCGAGCCGGAGACACTCTTGCTTCACCAGCCGATGGTCATGCAGGGCACTCGGCCCGTGCTGGCACCCGAGAACGATCAGAACGCGAAGAAATACACGCTCACGAAGGATGCGAAGTTCAACGTCGGGATCAAAATCACGAAGAACTTCGACTTCCGGCGCGAGCAGGAGGCGTCCACCGTTGGCGAGCTGATCTCTCAGAATCCGACGCTCATGACGTGGTTTGGCGACTTGTATTTCAAGAATCTGGACGGTCCGGGTCACGACGAGATGGCCGACCGCACGAAGGTGATGCTCGATCCGAAGATTCTCGCGCAGATTGCCTCGAAACAGCAGGGCGCGGAGATCCCGCCGCAAGTGCAGGCCGAGTTGCAGCAGTCGAAAGAGCAGCTCGCGCAGGTCACGCAGGTTGCGCAGCAGTTGCAGCAGCAGATCGACGGCGAGGCCGCGAAAGAGCAGGCCGAAACCGAGCGGAAGAACAGAGAACTCGCCGCGTCGATCGAGAAGGCGAAGATTGACGCAGCGTCGAAGCTGGAAATCGAGAAACTGAAGGCCGCGACACAGTTGGAAATCGAAGAGCTGAAGCTGCGCGGCGCCGCGATGCAGCGCGAATACGACGCGTGGCAGGCGCGCATGGGCGCGGCGCAGGTTGCGGAGTTTGACGCCGCCGGGCGCGAGCACGAAGTCGGCATGGCGGCCGTTGGCGAGGCGTCGAAGGCGGCTGACCGGGATGCGGCGCGAGAGGCGCGTGGCGAGCAGTTCGCGCACGAGTCGGCGGAAGCGGAAGCGGCGCGGGAGGCGGCGGAAGCCGCGGCGGCGGAGAGCGCCGCACAGGGGAACGCTTGACACATCGCGTATACTGCCGGGTGAACACATGATCTGGCGTCTCGCCCTCCCGCTCTACGACGTGGCCGATGCGGCCGGATCTGGCGCTCCTGCCGTTGACGCGCCTCCGGTCGAATCCGACTCGCTCTCCGACCACGAAGCCACCTACAGTCCCGACGCGCAGCGCGAGCCTGCTGCTGACGACGACACGCGCGACGACACGGGCCGCTTCAAGCCCCGTCACCGCGCCGCGAGCCAGCGCGCCGACGCCGATGACGTGCCGCTCATCAGCGAGCACACGCAGCGCATCAAGGCCGCCGAGGCAAAACTCGGCGCGGACATCGCGCGCAAGGACGGCGAGTCCGACCGAGTGTTCAACCTACGGCGCCGGGCGGAACTGCTCGAGCGGTTCGCCGCGCCTCCGGCGGCTGAACCTGCGAAGCCCGCGCCTGTTGCCGCGCCGCGCCGCGCCGTCGCCGCGCCGCTGCCGGAGACGTTTCCGACCTACGACGAGTGGGTCACGGTCAAGGGCAACGAGGACAAGGACTGGTATGCCTACCAGAACGCCTGGGGGCAGTGGAACTACGCCGTGCTGCGCAAGGCCGAGCGCGCACAGGACGCCGCTGACGCCGAAGCGCAGGCCGCTCAGGAAAGCGTCTCTCGCTATCGCGCTGAGATTCCGGCCGTCGTGAAGGACTTCCCCGACTTCGAAGCCGTGACGACGGGCGTCTCGTGCTCGCTTGCCATCGAACGCGCGATCATGGAAGTCGGGCCGCGCGCCGCGTATTGGCTGGCGAAGCATCCCGAGGATCTCGCTGCGCTGGACGCCGACACGATGACAGATGCGACCGGCGCACCGATCACGCCGGACCATCCCGCGTTCAAGACGACCGTATCGACCACGGCTCGCTATCTCCGTTCCGTCGTTGCTGAGCAACGCTCTCCGACTCCGTCTCCATCCACGCGCACTGCGGCCGCACCGACCGGATCGGCCCTTGCGTTGGCTCCACCTCCCGCGCCTCGTCCGCCGAATCCGGTGCGAACGGGCTCGATTGCCGCGCCCGATACGCCACCGACCGACGATGACATGTCGATTGCTTCGCACGAGAAGCACTACAGTCCGCGTCGGCGATAGTTCGTCGAGCAGAGCGCAGGCCGGAGGTCGGCCTTGAACACATTCATTACTCCAAGCTGGGTGACCAAAGACGTCGCCATGTATTGGAAGAACAGCATCAAGTTCGTCGGCAAGTTCGATCGGCAGTGGCAGAAAGAGTGGTCCGCGCACGCCACGAAGCTCGGGGACACGATTCAGGTCCGCATCCCGCAGCGCTTCGTGACCTACGAAGGCCAGGGCATGATCATCCAGTCGATCCTGAACCAGACCGTGCCGCTGAGCATCAACCATCAGTGGCAGACGGCCTGCGAGTGGTCGAGCGCGGACAGCGCGTTGCGCGTCGAGGAGGTCCAGAAGCGGTATACCAAGCCGATGGCCTACTCGATGACGAACAAGACGGACACGACGGCCGCCATCGAGACCTACAAGCAGATTTACAACAGCATCGGCCAGCCAGGCGTGCCGCTGTCGAACAATCTGACGTGGACGAACGGCGTCGCGCTCCTGCGGGCGATGGGCGTGCCGGAGGAACTGTGCGCCGTCACGGACACGTTCACGCAGTCGGCGATCACGAACCCGAACCTCGCGCTGTTTGGTCCGCGGTCGGTCATCGACAAGGCGTTCCGCGACTCAAAGTTCGCGGAGCAGGCGCTCGGGATCGATGACTGGTATTACGACCCGAACATGGCGACGCACACGACGGGGACGTTCACCGCGTCCACGCCGGCCGTCGCTGGCGGATCGCAATCGGGATCGACGCTGGCGATCGACGGCATGGGCACCTACGCACTGGTCGAAGGCGACGTGTTCACGATCGATGGCGTCTACGGCGTGAACCCGGTCAGCTACGTCGATCAGGGCGTCCTGCAGCAGTTCACGCTGACGGCAGACGTGGCGGGCTCGTCCACGGCGACGCTGTCGTTCTCGCCGTCGCTCATTGCGTCCGGGCAGTTGCAGACGGTGACGAACCTGCCTGCGGACAACGCCGCGTTGAACTTCCTCGGCGCGACTGGATCGGTCGGAGCCACCATGACGGCGACGCGGTCGCGGCAGTCGATGGTCTTCCAGCCGGACGCGTTCGCGCTGGCGATGGTGTCGCTGCCGGACAACCTGCCCGGCGCCAACGCGAAGACGATTTCGGACCCCGAGGCGCGCATTTCGATGCGCTACGTGGAGCAGTATCAGGCGTCCACGGACCAGCTCCCGCGCCGCATCGACTCGCTCAGCGGCACGGGCGTCATCATCCCCGGATTCGCCCTGCGGGCGTGGAGCTAACGGCTATGGTCAAGACCACTCTCGCCTCGGCGTGCGCCATCAACGCGACGAAGATTGTCGTCGCGGCATCGACCAGCCTCGCCGCTGGTCTGCGCCTGAAAGTCGATCAGGAAGAGATGCTGATCGTTGGCAGCTACACCGTCGCCGGCAACGGCGTCAACGTGCCCGTGGTGCGCGCACAGGGCGGCACCGTCTCGCAGGCGCACCCGTCCGGGGCAAACGTCATTGCGTGGCAGTCCACCGATACGGTCAACCCGGATCCGCAGCTCGCGGTCACGACGCCGATCGCGGGTCGGGCGCGCACGCTGCTCAGCTACTCGGCGGCTGGGGCCATCACGCTGCCGACGGCCGGGAACGACGCGGTCGCGGTCATCAACGGCACGAACGCGCTGGCGATGACGCTGGCGGCTCCTGGCAAGGATCTGGACGGTTCGCTGCTCATCATCGTCAGCAACGGATCGGCGGCGCATACCGTTGCTCCGGCGACGGCGCTGAACAACGCCGGATCGAACTTCGACACGGCGATCACGTTTGCGGCCGGCGGGAAGCAGGTCGTGGCGCTGATGGCTATCAACGAGTTCTGGTGCATCTTCCCGTCGGTGGCGGCGGGGACGCTCACGAACGTGACCGTGACCTACTCGTAACCACGAGCGGCCGGGCCTCCGCCTGAGCCCGGCCGCGTTTCAGGAGACCGCGCATGCTCTCGCACCACATCCACGTCGGACAGGACACGGCCTACGCGAAGGAGATGCGCAAGCACGAAGGCTTGCACTCGCAGTATGGGCCGCCAGGACGGCCGTATCAGTTCCGTGAGTATCCGTCGATGCTCTACAAGCCGACGCGTGCGAAGGACAGCGGCGAGGTGACTTACGAGGCGTCGGAAGCGGCCGATGATCGCGACCGGGAGCGGCTGGAACGCTGCGGCTTCGTCCACGGAGGCAAGGGCGCGGCGCTCGCGGCGCTCGAGAAGCAGGAGTTTGAACTCGCCGAGCTCGCGGCGAACCGCGCCGTAACCGACCAGCGGATGGGAGAACAGGCTCGCGCGGAGGCTGTGCGAGTCGATGACGCGACGATTCAGCACCTGCCTGTGATTCCGGAGAAGAACGATCGGCCGGACCACATGAAGGGCGCCAAGCGATGAGCGCGATGGTCTACAAGGCGCGGCGCGACGAGTCCGGCGCAGTGGTCGTGGACTGGGTCGTCGCGGATACGCTGGATGACCTGTCGGCGAAGATCGCGGAGGGGTGGGTCACGGACGAGGCGAAGGCGCGTGCGGAACTGCCGGACGTTGGCGCCGCGTCTGAGCCCGAACCGTCTCCAGCGACAGAGGAACCGGCACCATCAACCGAAGAACCGGCCAGCGAGCCGAAGTCACGCAAGTCGGCGAAGAAGAAGTAACTCTCGTGTCTCCCGGCAACGGGGTGTCTCCCGCGCACATCGCGGGGTGTCTGAGAGGAAACAATGCGAACGATTCTTGGTGGCGGCGTATTCACAGCAAAGAACATCGCCGACATCAACGCGAATTTCGGGTCGGTGGTTGCCGGGATGTCGCTGGGCAACGTCATCTACTGCGATCCCTCACGAACGAACACCAACACGCAGGACGGCAGCGCGGCGAGCCCGTATCAGTCGCTGCCGGCGGCCTACGGCGCTGGCCGGAGCGGCAAGAACGACATCATCGTTCTCGTCGGGAACGGGGCGACGGGCGGAACGGCTCGCGTGAGTGCGACGCTCACGTGGGCGAAGGATGCGTTGCATCTCGTCGGCGTGTGCTCGCCCGTGCTCTACTCGCAGCGGGCGCGTATCGCGGTCACGTCGGGAACCACGGCGTATACGCCGTTTTTCACGATCAGCGGCAACGGCTGCATCTTCCAGAACATCGCGTGGTTCATGGGCTTCGGCACCGGCACCACGAACCAGATCGGGATGCTGCTGACCGGGTCGCGCAACTACTTCCAGAACTGCCAGATCGCCGGGCTCGCCGACGCCGAAAGTGCCGCTGACGCCGGGTCGCGCACGCTGAAGATCGGACTGGCCGGATCAGGCGAGAACCTGTTCGAAGATTGCGTCATCGGCGTCGATACGGTGACGCGTTCCGCGGCCAACGCGACGTTGGAACTCACAGCTGCGACGACGCGCAACGTGTTTCGTCGGTGCCACTTTCCGCTGATGACGTCGGCGGCCACGCCGCTCGGCATTCTCGGCACCGGCAATGGCTGCGTGGACCGGCACAATACGTTCGAAGAGTGCCTGTTCATCAACGCGATCAAGTCCACCTCCACCGTGATGACCGTGCTTGCCAGTTTCACGACAGCCTCGCCTGGCGGCATGCTGCTGTTCAATCGGTCGGTGCTGGTGGGCGTCACGGACTACGGCGATACCAACGGGCTGGCGAACAGCTACATCGACGGCCTGACCGGCGCGGCAGCGACGAGCGGCATCGCGGTCAACCCGAGCTAAGGATTCGTGGCCCTCGTCTCCGCTGGGACACTGATTCGTCGGATGTTCGGCAAAATCGAGGCGTTCGCGCCGGGCGAATCGATCGGCCCCGCGGACTCTCAGGATGCGCTGGACGATCTGAACACGATGATCGGGTCGTGGTCGCTGCAACCGCTCACGATCCCGGTCATCGCACGCGAAGTGTTCTCGCTCACGAGCGACATCGGCGTCTACACCATCGGACCCGGCGGTGACTTCGACACGTCGAGGCCGCCGTCGTTGTCCGGCGCCGCGATTCTGCTGAACAGTCAAGGGACGCCATCCGCGGTCGCGTCCCTGGCGTCTGTCGGGTCCGTGGTGACGGCAACGATGACGAGTCACGGCGGCAGCACGGGGCAGAACGTCACGATTGCTGGCGCCTCGCCTGACGCCTACAACGGCACGTTCCCGATCACGGTCACTGGCGCTTCGACGTTCACGTATCGGTTTGGCGGCACACCCACGACTCCGGCCACGGGCACGATCACGGCCGCGTTCGAATCGGAGGACAACGACGTCGTGGAGGTGCCACGCGCGGTCATCACCGACGATGCGTGGCAGAACATCCGCATCAAGTCGTTGCGGTCGGCGCAGTTCACAAACGTCTACTACAACCCGACCTATGCGGGAGGTCTCGGCACGATCAACCTGTGGCCGATCCCCAATGTGGCGACGAACGGGCTCGTGATCTACAGGCCGCAGCAGTTGTCTGAGTTTCCGAATCTGACGACGCAGTATCAGCTCCCGAACGGGCTGGACGAAGCGATCATCTACAACTTGGCGATTCGCCGCGCGCCGGACTACGGGAAGATTCCCAGCGACATTGTCGAGCGGATGGCGCTGTCGTCGCTGGCGAACTTCAAGCGCGGTAACGTCAAGCTCGTGGACATGCCGACGGATCCGGCGCTGACACACGATCCGTCCGGGTTCTACAACATCATCACCGGCACCGGGACGAACGGGTAGGAGCAGACATGACGCGCGGTCCCATCAGAGTGCTGTTACTCAACCAGCAGACGGCCGACGAAACGACCAGCATCGGCGTGGACGTGCAAGGGTTTCCAAACCTCACGTTCTACCTTATCGGCTACGGCACGCTCGATGCTGGCGCGGTCACGTTTGAAGAGTCGGCGCCAGATCCGGCGCATGGTTACGAGACCTACGGCGGGACGTGGTCGATCATTGGCAGCGCGATCAACGCCACCGACGTGACGGGCGGCAAGCAGAAGGCTACGCACCTGACCGTGGGCGCGTATGCGCAGGTGCGCGCACGCATCAATACCGCCGTGACCGGAGCGGGCGGGTCCATCAGCGTCGTGCTCGTGGCCTGCCAGTGATGCATGGCCCGCTACCCAGGTTTCATCGGACCCAGCTACACGCTGCCGGATAAGCTCGCAGCCTACGATCAGGTCGTCAACTGGTATCCCGTCAAGGTCGAATCTGGCACTGGCCCGGCCGAATACGTCTACGAGCCCGCGCCGGGCTTCGATGAATACGTCGAACTGCCCGAAGCGCCGTATCGTGGCGCGTTCACGATCAACGGCGCGACGTTCGCCGTCGGTGGTGAGAACCTCTACGAAGTCACGTCGATCAACACAGCGATCCTGCGCGCGACGGGCCTGTCGAATCTGAACAATCAACTCGTGTCGTTCGCCAGCAACGGCGACGCTGGGCATCAGATTGCGATGAGCAGCGACTCGACGCTGTATTGCTTCGACGTGCTCACGAACACGTTGACGGCGATCGCGGATCAGGCGTCGTCGGACGTCGTTTACCAGGACGGGTTTTTCGTTTCACTGGACCCTAACACGAGCACGATCTATCAGTCGGAGATTGTCAACGGGCTGGTCTACGACGAAGCCGCTCAGCGCAACGACACGCCCGACAAGTGGGTCAAGATGCTCGCGCGTCCGAAAGAAATCTGGCTGTTCGGTTCGGCGTCCACGTCGGTGTATTACAACGCGGCGGCGTCAGACTCGTCGGCTGCGGCAGGGTTCGTGTTCATTCCGAATCCGTCCGTGGCGATCCCCTACGGCACGGCCGCCCCGGAGTCGCCCGCGCTCGTGAACGGTTCGCCCGCATGGCTCGCGCATGATCTCTCGGTCCGCTACGGCAACGGCTACACCGCGCAGCGCATCTCGACGCACGCCGTCGAATACGCGATCCGAAGTTACTCGACCGTGCTCGACGCCGAAGGGTCCACGAGCTACGACGAGCAGGGGCATCAGTTCTACGTGCTGTCGTTTCCCACGGCTGGCGCGACATGGGTCTTCGATCTCACGAGTGGTCTGTGGCACGAGCGCACAGGATCGGACGGTGGCGCGATCGATGTCTGGGGCCACACCTACGCATTCGGCAAGCATCTAGTCGGCGATCGCGTGAGCGGGATGATCTACGAGATGTCGCAGGCGTTCGCGACGCACACGGACGGCGTCAGCGGACTTCGGCGCGTGCGCCGCGCGCCGCATCTCGTCAAGGAGCTGAAGCGCGCGACGTATAGCTGGTTCCAGCTCCACATGGAAGTCGGGCTCGGACTCTCGAGCGGCCAGGGCTCGGACCCGTTGGCGATGCTGCGCTGGTCCAACGATGGCGGGCAGACGTGGAGCAACGTACTCAACGCGTCGGCGGGGCCGATCGGCGCGTATGCGCAGCGTGTGGCGTGGCGGCGGCTCGGATCGGCGCGCGATCGCGTGTTCGAGGTGTCGGTCAGCGATCCGATACCGTGGCGGCTCGTTGATGCGTATCTCGAGCTGGAAGTGGGGACGTCGTAGGTGGCGACGATTTCGTTTCCGTTCGCGGCCTCTGGCGTGACGTGGCTTGGGAATACGTTCACAACAGTTGCCTGGTCGCCCGCGGATTCTATGGTCGGGACAGGGTCACAGACGAGCGGTGGCAGCATCGCGTTGCTGCCTGATGATGCGGTGAGCCCGTTTGACCTCTCGACGCTCGGTAGTATCGAAGGCACGATCACGAGCGCAATCGTCAACTTCGCGCATGCTGGCACGTATTCCACGGTCGGTCCCGGCACGCTCTACGACCTGAGCGGCTTCGATGAAACGCACACGCAGGCCGAAGGCGCGTCGTGGTCCAGTTCCGGCGCGTGGGATGCGACGTTGAACTTCACGTCCGGTCCTCCGGGCGGCGATCTCATGGAGAACCTTCCGACGTATCCGTGGAGCGTGTTCGGCGTCGGCGGCAGCATCGAAAACGGCGTGACGTTCGGCTACACGATCAGCGTCCTCAGCATCGACTTCGTCTATACGCCGAGCGGCGCCGTCGTTACCGACGTGACCCCCACGCACGGAGACAAGGCGGGCGGCACGGTCGTGACGCTGACCGGGACGGGATTCACGGGCAAGACGGCCGCGCTGTTCGGAGACACGGCAGGCACTGGGCTCGTCGTCGCGTCGGATACGTCAGCCACGGTCGTCACGCCCGCGCACGCGGTCGGACAGGTGACGGTGACGGTGACATGAGAGCCAACGACACCGTCACCAATCTTGAACTAACGCTTGGATTCTGTCGCGGCACTCAGCATAGCGCTGGCAATGGCCCTTACGTTACTGGATTCAATAACGGAACGGCAGACGTTGACTGTCCTTCGAGTCGTGTCAGTAATTGGACTATCGCTGCTGCCAGAGAAACCCTGGTAGTCAACGCGATCTATTTCAATTACGACCTTTCCCGGCAAGCCATTGAAACAGATCGTGAAATCGAAAGATGGGGAATTGAGGGAGTTGTCCGGGCCAGGGATAGAAAATACAGCCTTCATCTTGAGCCTCTCTTGTTTGTTCGGCTAACCGAGCCGTGCGGTTGCGCATATTTTAGCACACGGCCATGAGCGACACTTACACCTTCACCAGCGTGACCCGCGTCACCCCGAGCGGTGGCACCATCGCGGGCGGCACCGCCGTCACGATTACCGGCTTCGGCTTCGACTTTGCGACTGGCGGCGTGACGTTCGGTGGCGGCGCGGCGACGTCCTTCGTTGTCGTGAGCAACACGCGCATCACGGCCGTGACGCCATCGCACAACGTCGGCGCCGTCGATGTCATCGTCGCTGGCGTCGGCACGGGTGTCGGACTCTACACCTACAGCAATCCTTCGACGCAACTCATGCCGCGCGTGCCGGTCACGGCTGACTACACGCTGGACATCTACGGCGCGCCGAAGTGGCTGATGGAGGCCAAGCGCCGCATTGAACAGGCGCCGCTCGTCGATTCCGGGTCCATCATCGGTCCGCTTGACCCCGACCAGATCCCGCAACTGCCGTTCACGCGCATTACGATGTCGTCGCCACGGCTGCTCGGACGCACGACGGACGGCGAAGGCGATGCCGAGGAAATCGAAGTCGCAGGCGGCTTGTCGCTCAGCGGCGGCGTGCTGTCGATGGCGGGGTTGCCGACCGGCTTCGTCATAGGCGACTTGCTCTACGCGGTGAGCGCCACGCAACTCGCCACGCTCGCAGACGTCGCGGTCGGGTCGTATCTGCGCTCAGGCGGTGTGGCGACGGCACCGCTGTGGTCGACGCTGAAGCTCCCGAACGCCGTCACGGCCGGTTCAGTCGTGTTCGCCAGCGCGACCGATACCTACGGGCAGGATAACGCCAACCTATTCTGGGACGACACCAACAATAAACTCGGCATCGGCACACCAACCCCTAAACGCCCGTTACACGTCAATGACGGAGGGGACGCACCGGACGCCTCATTGCTTCCAGGCGCTGTTGTCGCGCTGCTCACGGGCGCGGCTTCTGGCACGCTGCAGGGCGTTGCGGCGTCGTCGGTGAACTTCCATCTACCGGGCCTCTATTTGCGCAGCGTCAGGTCTGGCGGCACGCTCAGCGCGCCAACGATTGTTTCGGCTGGCATGTTGATTGGACTGTGGGGATCGGAGGCGTATAACGGAACTTCCCGTTATTCCGTCGCTGAAATAGGCATGGTCGTAGAGGATGTCGTCGCCACCGACATCTCCGGCTATATCCAGTTCCTGACGATGCCGCTGGGCGGCTTAGGCTCGCTCGTTGAACGCGTCCGCATTGACTCGATTGGACGACTCGGAGTCGGCACGACGTCACCAACGGCCTTCGCGCACATCAAGGCCGGCACGACGGCTGCCGGCACGGCACCGCTGAAGCTCACATCTGGACCACTGCTCACGGCTCCAGAAGCGGGCGCGATCGAGTTTCTGACCGACGCGTATTACGCGACGATGACCACTGGTCCGACGCGCAAGACGTTTGCATTCCTCGAGAACGGCCAAGCGCTCACGCGCGTTGACGACACGAACGTCACGCTGACGCTCGGCGGCAGTCCTACGACCGCGCTGCTCGCGGCGACGTCGATGACGCTCGGGTGGACCGGCACGCTCTCGGTCGCGCGCGGTGGCACCGGGACCGGCACCGCGCTGACGGCTGGGTCGGTCGTGTTCGCAGGCGCGTCAGGCGTCTACTCGCAGGACAATGCGAATTTCTTCTGGGATGACAGCGCGAACTTCCTCGGGCTCGGCGCGAACGCATCTCTCGCGGCACGGCTGCATATCAAGGGCGCAGGCACGACGCTGTCAACGGTGTCGCTGCTGACAGAGGACTCTGGCGGAACCGACACGTTCGCTATCCGCGACGACAGCTCGTTCGGGTTCGGTAAGGACGTGACGCTGCCGAGCGTGACGGCATTTTCCTACATCAAGGGCAACGCCGGATTCTCCGGCAACGTTACGATCACGAACAATACCAACGGCAACAATAACCCTGTCAATTGGATGTTGTTCCAGCTTCGCTTTGCAGGGAACCAGGAATTTGGACGCGCTGGCGGCATCGAAGCTATTGTCGAATCCAGCAATACGCACTCTGGAAACGTGCTCGTTGCCTACTCCGGATCTGCGCGTATCGCTACGGCCTCAGGACTCGCCACGGACCTTGTCGGCGGCAGTTTCAACGCGAAGTCGGACGGTGCGACGAGCGGCACAGTCACGACGATTATCGGCGCGCGGGTGAGCGCCGAAGTCAACCATGCCAGCGTCACGGCGACGAGCGCCTATGGTCTGCGCGTTATCGACCTGATTAATCTCGGCACGATCACGAACACCTACGGGCTCTACATCGGGGACGTGACGGCCGGGACGCAGACGAATCAAGCCTACGGCATCTATCAGGTCGATACCGGCGCACGAAACTACCTCGGCGGGACGCTGGAGCTCGGCGGCAAGAACACGACCTACAACAGCATCGTGACGGCGGGCTGGGGGCATCCGGCGATCTACGGGTCAGCGCGTTCGACGGCGCAGACGGCGGCGGTCGCATCGGTGGCGGCCTACACGGTCGGCGCGGCAGACGGCACGTTCGTCGTCTCGATGAATATCAACGTCACGACGAGCACCGCGCACAGCTTCACGGCCGAGTGCGCCTACACCGACGAGACAAACGCGGCGCGCGTCCTCACGATCACGTTCTCGCAACTCTCGGGCGTGCTCGTCACGGCGATCACGAACGTGACCGGGGCCGGTCCCTACGAAGGCGTGCCGATGCACATCCGGTGCAAGTCAGCGACGTCGATCACGCTGCGCACGCAAGCGGCGGGCACGTATACGACCGTCACTTACAACGTTGAAGGCTCAATCGTGCAGGTCGCGTGATGGCGCTGAACTACTCCGGACAACTGATTTCGGGCCTATCCTCGGACACCAAGCCGACGAACGTGCCGATCGGCTTCACGTTCTACGAGACGGACACGAAAAACGCCTTCCGGTTCAACGGCGCATCATGGATCGGTGGGCTGATCTGCATGGGCGGTCCGGGTGTCGGCTACGGCGTCGGCGCGGGCGGGTCGGTCGTCCAGGCGACGAACAAGGCGACAACGGTCGTGCTCCACAAGCTCTCCGGCACCATCACGACACACAACGCGGCACTTGCGGCCGGCGCGATCGTCTCGTTTACGGTCACGAACAACCAGATGGCGGCGACGGACGTCGTGGTCATGAACCACAGCAGCGGTGGCACCATCGGCGCCTATACCGTCATGCCGAACACGCCAGCGGCGGGCTCGTTCCGGGTGACGCTGCGGAACAATACGGCGGGGAGTCTGGGCGAGGCGCTGGTGCTGCGCTTCGCCATCATTCGCGGGTCTGTCACCTAGACAGGCGTGGTAATCTAACGGCGGCAACCGGAGACAGTCATCATGGCGAACACGTCCTACACGCAGCAGAAACTCGCAACCGAACCAAGCTTCCACGCGCGCGTCCGCGCCGCCCTCGCCGTTGTGGCGTTTCAGGTCATCGCGGAGAGTCCGGCGACGCCCGACCACGAACAGCGCGAGACGTTCGCGCGCGTGACGGTGCTGCCGAATCTCGCCACGACGGCTGTGCAGATTTCGCCGTGGCTGGTGGAGCGGACGAATCTGATCGGAGCGGATACGACGTTCGACTTCGCGGCCGATGCGGCGGTCACGGCTGCGACCGACGCGGCGATCGAATCCCAGCTCGCCACCGACTGGGACATCATGGCAGGGGTGCAGTAATGCCCGCAAAAACCCTCGAGCATCTCGTGCAAGACACCCTCGGTGCGCAGACGCTCACGATCCTGCGCTTGCAGGCCGAGAACGAAGCACTCCACGAGCGCATCAAGGAACTCGAAGCCGCGCCGAAGGCAGACTCGTAATGGCGACGCTCCGTCGCCCACAGGCTCCGGCCGGCGTCGGCGCGACCGTGATGCCGCCGGACAAGAAGCCGCTCGGATCGCTGAATCCTGTCGGCGCGATTACGGCGCCGACCGGCCCGTTCGTGCCGCCGCAGACCGGACAGACGGTGCAGGATCCGCTCAAGGCGCCGCTGCCAGGCATGAACGTCGGCAGCGAGCTCGGGGCAGAGGTGATGCCGCCCGGGTATCAGGAGCCGGGACAGGTCACGACGCAGACCGCCGCGCCGGAATACAACTCGCGCGGCGAGATTCTGACGCGGGAGGCGCGACCGCCAGGCGGTGCTGGTCCGACGCAGAACATCGGCGAATACGGCATCAACTGGGGCAATGTCGTATCGGATCCGGCCGAACAGCAGCGGATCCTCGGTCTCGCGCGAGACTTCGTGACGCGCAACGAACAGGCGGGCGGCAACCCGAACGGCGCCTACATGCCCGGCTTCTCGCGCGAGCAGGCGATCCGTGATGCGGCGTATTCCTACTTTCCGAGCGGCGGTGGCGGCGGCGTGTCGGCGAGCGGCGGTAGCACTGGGACAGGATCGGCATCCAGCAACTACTCCACAACCGGCCGCCAGTTCACCGGCGCCGCGCCGACGCCCAAGCCATACGGCGACTTCACCGCGCCGAGCGCCGCGAACTTCGAGCACAGTCCGGACTACCAGTATCTGCTCGACGAAGCGCGTAAGACGCGCGAACGGTCGGCGGCGGCGCGCGGAACACTGCTGAACACCGGGACGGTCAAGAACCTTCAGCGCGACGCCGCCGGGATCGCGGCGGGGGACTTCCAGAACGCCTTCAATCGCTCGCTCGGCACTTACACGACCAACCGCGACACGAACCAGCAGAACTGGGGCCAGGGCATGGACCAGTATCGCGGCAGCCTTGACGCGTTTCGCGCGAACACTGACGCGGGGCTTGGATGGTCGCGCTTCGACGCCGATCAGGCCGAACGCGCGCGACAGAACGCCGCGCCGACCGCCTACGCGCAGCCGTCCGGGCCGTCCGTGTCCACGAGCGCGGGCGCGGAGAACCCCTACGCCGCATCTGAATACGCGAAGATGGTCGCGGCGCTGCGACAGCAGCAGGCGGAAGCGGCGATGCAGCCTACGACGCGCGCGGATCTTGGGACCATCGGACGGCGCACATATCGGGGGGCCGGACAGTGAGCACAGCCACGCAACAGAGCGCCGACATTGTTCTCATGGCTGAACTGCTGACTGCGCTGAGGGCGTTGACGGACAGGTATGTCCAACTCGTCGGCGAAGCTGGATGCTACCGATGGGATCCGGATACTGATGCTGAAGTCATAGCCGCGCGGGCGGCCATCGCCAAGGCTGAATCATGAGCAACGCCACAGCCCGCAACTTCGCCACGCGCGAACGCGAACGCGCCCGCCGAGTCGGTCGCTCGCTCGAAGGCGAGATGCCGCTCGGTTCGCTCGCCGTCACGGGCGATCCGGGCTGGGATACGTTCTTCGGCGCACTGCACGATCAGGAACAAGCCGCGCGCGGCGCTGGGATGGGCTTCCGCGCCGACCTCGGCGACATCGGCCGCTACGACATGCCGACTGAAGGCGGCGGGAGGCTGACGGCAACGGACCGCGCTGGCATCGCGGGCAACGTCGGGCTCGCCGGCTTCACCGACGCGAACGCCGCGCGGCAGATCGCCATCAAGCGGGCCGTGGACCAGCAGCGCGATGCGGCCGTGGCGGATGCGCAGGGCGCGTATCAGCAGCACGTCATGGACTCGGTCGCGCAGCCGGCCGTCGAAGAACCAGTGACGCTGGGCAGCACGGGCGCGAACGGCGAGCCACGCTACACGATGCGGAACCTGCCGTCAGCGCATCCGCTCAGTCAGCGACAGAAACTGCTGCAGCGGATGCCGGGGTCGATGGCGCCGGCCGTCGATGCGGCGCTGGCGCCGCTCGAGCAGCGGGATCGCGCGCAGGAACTTGCCGAACGTCAGCAGACGGAAGCCGAACGCCATGCACCCGTGGCCGAGCGCATCGCGGAAGCCGCCACGCGCACGCGCAAGCCGTTGACGCAGACGTCGGAAGCGGCGCTGATCAACAAGATGTCGGCCGACTGGACGAAGGCGAACACGACGAACAAAGAGATGGACCGCCAGTTCCAAATCATGAAGACCGGTCTTGACCGTTTCGATGCCGATCCGAACGGGGCGTCACAGGCCGTGCTTGTCACGTTTCAGAAGATGCTCGACCCAGAGTCGGTCGTGCGCGAGTCCGAATACGCGCGGTCGTCGCAGGGTATCGGACTCATGGGTCGGATGCAGGGTTACATCGAGAAGCTCGCGCGCGGCGGCGCGGGCGTGCCGAAAGCCGACTTGGAGCAGATGGTCAAGACGGCCGAGCAGTTCAAGCAGAACACGCAGGACGCGCCGGAGCGGGCGCGCAAGCGACTGGAAGCGACGGCCGACCGTTACGAGATCCCGCACGAGATGATTTTCGGCGGCGCGACTGGCCCGAGCGGTGGCGGCATGGTGAAACTGCGCGCACCTGACGGCACCACGCGCGAAGTGCCAGCGGACCAGGCCGAGCACTACGTCGCCAAAGGCGCGAAGCGCGTGCAGTGATGCCGGACTGGTTCTCGGACAACGCGCCGTCTACCTCGTCGGCCTCTTCGGCTGACGACTGGTTCGCCAGCAACGCGCCGAAGCCACGCGCCGAGCTGCCGACGCGGCCCGTCTCCGCCGAGGACTTCGCCCCGCCTGCTCAGTCGCGCGGCTGGCCCGCCAAGCTCGCCGACATCGTCTCCGGCGGCGCGAAGGCGCTCTACGGCGGCGCGAAGGGGGCGGCGGCGCTCGCCTACCACGGCACCGTCGAACCGCTGCTCCATCCGCTCCGTGACCCGCGCGAGTCACCGCTCATGGAGGACTTGCGCGGCATCGGCGGGGCGCAGATTGAGCAGTTCCGCAAGGCGGCAGCCGCGCCGACTGTGTCGGAGGCGATCGGGCACACAACAGCAGGCGTGCTGCCGCTCGTCGGCCCTGCTGCCGCGCAGGCCGGCGAGAAGATCGGCGCGGGCGACTACGAGGGCGTAGGCGAGGCGCTGGCGCTCACGGGCGCGCCGTTCGTTGGGAAGGCCGTTCCGCTGGCTGGGCGGGCGGCTGGCGCGACGGGGCGCGGCGTGAAGGCCGGAGTCAAGGCGGCCGGGCCGCTCGCGCTGGCGGGCGCGGAGCTGATTCCTGGTGTGAGTGGCGTCGTGCGCGGCGTCCGGGCGGCCGGACGGCTGGCCGAAGTGCTCGAAGACGTGCTCGGGAAGCGGGCCGAGCCTCCGTCAGCGAACGCGGGCGGCCGAGTCGTCCCTGCCGCTGCCCGTTCCGCCGAAGCCGACATCGCCGCCATGCTGGACGAGGTCGCGCAGCCAACGCCAACGCCACCGCCCGCCCGCATCACGACGCCGCCGCAGCCCGACTTGATGCCCGGCTACACGCCGCGCACGACCGCGCCGAAGCCGAAGCCCGCGAAGGCGGAACTGCCGGCCGCGCATCCGCTGGCGAAGCCGCCGAAGCCGAAGGCCGACGCCACGATGGGGCCGAAAGGCTACTTCCTGCGCGAGCCGCCAGCCGCAAGGGCTGCATCCGCGCCGCTGTCGATCGAGGATTTCCCGGCATCGACGCGTGCGTATACCGGCCAGCCGATGGCGCGCGTGACGAAAGCGGAAATCGAGCAGGCCGCGAATGAACTCGCGGCCAGCGGGCACAGCATCGCCGAAGTCATGGACGACGTGACGCGAGCGAAGAACATGCACCCGCAGACGCGGTTGAAACTCATGGCGGCGCTCGGGAAGATTGCGAAGAGGAAACGATGACGGCTAAAGCGCGAGCCCATGTGTCATGGCACGACGGTGGGGGAAGACAAGTCCTAATGTCTTGCGGCCATCCGATATCTGCACGTTCTGAATCCGCTCTAGCCGAAGCCAAAACAGATCATTGCGATTGGCATCATAGGGTCAAGGTCATAATCGAATCCGCGAAAGCTGTTTTGGCGAAAGGCGTCTAAGACATGCCCCAAGGCTACCCCGTCCCGATCCCGCCGCGCGTCTGGGACGCCGACGGCAACCCCGCGTCCGGCTGGAAGTTCACGACCTACGAGCCAGGCACCACGACGCCGCTGACGACCTACAGCGATACGGAATTGTCGGCCGCGAACACGAATCCAGTGCTGACAAACGCGTCCGGGTTCTTCGTCACCAACGTCGGCGCGCCGGGCGGCATCTACGTCGCGGCTGGCGTGGACATCAAGCTCTACGTGACCGACGAAAACGACGTCGAGCAGCAGAACTACAGCGTGGACAACCTGCTGCCGATGGTGGACCCGACGATTCCCGATCCGTCGGTGACGGCCGTGCCAACGGGCGGCATCATCCCCTACGGCGCAGCATCGGCGCCGACGGGGTTTCTACTGTGCGAGGGCGCGCTCGTCTCGCGCACGACCTACGCGGCGCTGTTCGCGGTCATCAGCACAACGTTCGGCGTCGGCGACGGCATGACGACGTTCGGCCTGCCTGATATGCGCGGGAAGTTCCCGCTCGGCACGTCGGCCAGCGGCACGGGCTCCACGCTCGGCGGCACGGGCGGCCTGATCGACCACCTCCACACCGGACCAGCGCACACACACACGACCGCCGTGCCGCGCGCCGGATGGGGCGCCACGCTCAACGCGCCTTCGACGGACGGCACGCTGAACACGGGCGAATCGACCGGCACCGGGCAGTTCTCGAGCTCGTATCAGCCGACGGGCGATCAGACCGTGACGAGCTCGTCCAGCGGCACGGGGAACACGGGGACGGCCAATCCTCCATTCGTGAGCTTGTCGTTTATCATCAAGACCTGAAAGGCAACCATGACACAGAGACAACTACGCGAACAGGCGAGAGAAGTGATTTCGGAGGCGCTGAAGACTGGCAACCACGAACCGCAGGCGGCGCAGTTGGCGATTCAGGTGCTCATGATGATGCCGACCAGTGACGAGGAATACGACAGCCTTACGCTGTCGTCTGCAGACTCCAACGTCAACATCACGGCCGCACTCGGCAAGCGCTCATGAGCCTACTCGCTCTCTTCGGCGTGCTGATTCTGATCGCGCTCGTCATCTGGGCCGTGCCGCAACTGTGCAAGGCGATCGGCATCCCCGACAACATCGCCACGATCATCTACGTCGGGCTCGTCTGCCTGATCGTGCTCTGGCTGGTGGCCACGTTCTTCGGCGTGGGGCCTGGCGTGCTGAGGGTGCAATGAGACGACTGCTTGCAGGCTTCGGCGTGGCTGTATGTGCGTTCGCGCTCGCGGTGGCGTTGACGAACTGGCACCCGTGGTGCTACACGCTCGACGACGACGATCCGATGTGGTGGGTGCTCGGCTGCTGGTATGACCCGCCGCCGCCGAATCCGAACGCGTGATGCTGCGCATCCTGTTTCCGATCGATCTGTCCGACATGGGCATCTTTGCCGTGTCGGTGCTCGTAACGGTCGCCGTGGCCGTGGTGGCTGTCGCGTTGTTTTACAAGGGGAAGCGATGACCGTGTCGCCGCAACTCGTCCTCGCTATCATCGGACTCGGGTCCACCGTCGCTACCGCGATTTTCTGGTCGGCGTTCTACCTCGGCAAAATCATCAGCCGACTAGATCGCGTGGACGACACGATCAAGGACCACGAAGCGCGCATCGACCGACTCGCGCTACGGCCATGAGCGAAGCCGCTGTCGTCGCCATCATCGTCGGCGCGATCTCGGCGGTCCCCGGAATCATCTCAGCATGGGCCACGATTCGCGGGAATCAGAAACTCGCCACGGTGCATTTGCAGATCAACAGCCGCATGGACGAGTTGCTCCGTTCGACGGCGAAAGAGAATCTCGCGGTCGGTCAAGCCGAAGGGCGCGCGTCGGCGGATCAGCGCACGGATCTGCTCGCGGAAAAGAGCGAAGCCACGCTGTCACTGCTCAAGACACACGACGAATGGGAACGCGAACGGCTTAAGGATAATCCGTGACCGACGCCGACACGTTCGCACTCGTCTCTCAGCTTCGTCGGCATGAAGGCTTGCGCTTGAAACCCTACCGCGATACGGTCGGAAAGCTCACGATTGGCGTCGGTCGCAATCTGGACGACGTCGGCATCAGCCACGACGAATCGGACGTGTTGCTGGCGAACGACATGGCCCGAGCCGAGTCCGACCTGAGGCGCACGCTGCCGTGGTTCGATGGGCTCGATTCGGTGCGGCAGGCGGCGCTCGTGAACATGGCGTTCAACCTCGGCATGGTGCGGCTGCTCGGATTCCAGCGCGCACTACGGGCGATGGCGGCCGAGGACTACACCCGTGCGTCGGCTGAGTTTCTGGACAGCAAGTGGGCGCGGCAGGTCGGACAACGGGCGGTCGAAGTCGCCGGGATGATTCGGACGGGAACGTGGCGGTAGTGGTATCATGAAGGCGTCATGAAACCGAGAATCGTCATCCAGTTCCTCGTCACCGCGAAAGAGAAGCGCGCGATTCAGCGGGCGGCGAAACGAGCAGGGCTGAGCGTGTCGGAGTGGCTGCGCCGAACCGCCAACAACGAAATACCGCGTTTGCGGGCCGCTATGAGACGCCTGAGCACTACCTACGCTGTGGCCGGAAACGACATCTACGAGTTGAAGTCATGAACCTGTCGCGGGACGATCGATCCTGGCAAACCATCTTGGCCCTAATCCTCAACGCGCGCGAGCCGCCATCGGGGCGAGTCATCATGTGCGGCTGCAGCGACTGGATGCATTGCGGGCATCCGTGGCCTGAGATGCTCGACTGGTCAAGGCGTCCGCGATGAACCAGCGCACCATCCACTGGAACCCCTCCTCCGGCGTCTGGGGCTACGGCGCCGCGTGGCCGAACAACGGCCCGTGGGCGGTGACGCTGCCGGGCGTGGGCGTGCAGACCGGATCCGGCATTGTGCCGCCGTCGCCTGGCGCCTCGCTGATGTATCTCGACGTGAACGTCTACGGACAGATCGGCGGGCAGGGGCACCAAGGCGACCGAGTGTGGTTCTACGACGTCGCGTGGCACGACAAGGCCATCGCGTGGGGACCGCACGCCGCCGTCTTCAACGCCTTCAACGCGTTGGACTGGGTCAAGACTCAGTCCGAGTATCAGGAGACCGGCGGTTGGCGCTACGGCAAGCCGGACGGCACGCTGATGCCGTGCGTGGCGTCCTACGCTGACCCTGCGCGCGGGCTCTACGAGTGGACGGAGTGGTCGGACATCGCGATCGGGCAGGGCGGCAAGCCGGACGAGGGCGCGGTGGTCTGGACGCCGGAACGCGGGTTGCTGCGGCTGTCGTTTCAGGCGCTGCGCGCAGACGGTGAGCTCCGCTGCATCGTCGCCAAGCGCGTCGGCAACGACTTCGCCATCACCGTCATCGACCCGCGCAACGCGCTGACAACAATCACCTACGCCACGCTCGCGGAGCTGCAGGCGCTGCCGGCCGTCGTCGTTCCCAAGCCTCCGACGGAACCGCCGCCCATCGATCCTCCTCCGGTGGATCCGCCACCGACGCAACCGCCGCCCACGGAGCCCCCGATACCGCCGATTACAGGAGTGCCCATGCAGACCGAACGTGGATGGTTGATCGGACCCGGCGACCGCGTGCTGTCATGTTCTAATGCCGGTGTCGTGTCGTTCAACGTCCAGACGCTGACCGATGCCGACTTGCTGGAAGCCACGCCGCAGCCTGATGGTCGCTGCACCGTGCGCCCCGTTGCTCACATAACGCTGTGCCTCGGCGCCGACGCGACCGCGCACACACCGACCGGCAACGTTTGCGCACAGTATTACGGCACGGATCGCGAGCCCGGCAACTACGAGTTGTGGACGTTCGGCCAGTGGCCGTCCGGCATCGTGCAGGCCGTGGTCGAATACACGACGCAGGGCGCGGACAACGGACGCAAGTGGCAGGCGGCGGGGTTGACGTGGGTGAGGCAGTCGTGAGTATAGGCATCCGCGTCCGTCCACGCTGGAAGCGAGCGATGCGCTGGCCGTTTCTGATCTGGCGCTATCGTTGCGCTGGTCTGTCTTGGCGCGCATCGTGGCGTATGACGCATTGGGTGATCTGGTATCCCAACGACGCCACGGCATTATGGAAGCGCGTGCTAGTCAATCAGAGGGATGAGTGGTATCAGGATCCGAAGCGATGAGCCCCTATCCCCAAATCCGCCCCTACTTCGGCGGCTCCGCTGTTGCCGGTCGCGTCCGCATCGACGGCCGCTGGTATGTCAACGACGCCGGCACCTTCCGTCCCGTGTTCAAATCCGGTCTCTATCTCTGCGTCAAGTCTGCCGCCGAACGCGCTGACTTCATGGACGAAACGCGCGCCCTCGGCTTCAACGGCTTCCGCGTGTTCTGCGGCCACCTCGGCCAAGTCAACCAGACGCCAGAGATGGCCCGCGCCATCCTGCCGACGATGCTGTCCGAAGCGGCGCAACGCGGCCTCTACGTCTACGTCTGCGCCTGCACTGGCGGCGGCTACGACGTGGAGGCGCACCTCTCGGCCGTCGCGCAGACGTGCGCAGAGCACGCCAACGCCATCCTGGAAGGCGCGAACGAGATCGGCCACAGCTCGCAGTCTGAACTCGTCAACGACGTGCCGCGCTTCCTCGAGACGTGCCAGCGCGTCATACCTACCAGCGTGACGTGGACGCTCGGGGCACCCGTCTGGACCGACGAGCCGACGCCGGAGGGCACGTATCCGACCGATGGCGGGCAGTTCAACGATGGTCACTTGGACCGAGGACGGCCATTCTGGGATCAGGTGCGCCGCGTGCGCGAGATTCGCGCGATCGCGGACGACACCGACAAAGCCGCCATGAGCGGCGAGCCGATCGGGGCAGACGAGCAGAACGACCCAGGCCGGCGCGAAGCTGATCCGACGTTCTTCTGGACGCTCGGACTGCTGTGCCGTGGCTTTGAAGTCGGCGGCGTGTTTCACAGCGAGGACGGGCTGAACGGGCGCACGTTGCGTCCGAATCAGAGGGTGTGCGCGCAGGGATATGTCGATGGCGGTCGTGCGATACCCACGGCCGAGCGCCTAACGTTCATCAATGCCGGGTGGGAGGGATCGCCTGTCTCTGCGGCGAACTTCGACGCCGTCGTGCGCTGCTATTCGTTCATCGTTGGCAATCGCGGATGGACGGCGCTGATCGGCATCAGGCCCGATCCCGAAAAGCCGGGACAGATTCTGGATCCTGCTGTCGTGTGGGGCGGCGGATGGGCACCTGTGGGCGTCATAGCTGAGCGCACGGCACGGCACGATGGGTCGCGCATTCAACTGGTGGAAATTGCGCGGTGATCGACATGGACGCCGTCACCGCCTGGACCAATGAACGAACGCGCTGGATCGCGTTCATGGGAGAGAGTATGAAGTTCGACTGGAAAGCCCTCGTGTCGCTGCTTGCGCCGATCGTGCTTGTCAACGTCAAGGGCGGCGAGAAACTGATTCCGCTCGTGCCGGTCATCGTCAGCGGCATCACGTCGGCCGAGGAACTGTTCAAGGACGGCGCGGATAAGAAAGCGCACGTCCTTGGCGTGACCGAAGCCGCCGTCGCTGCGGCGAACGCGACCGGGCAGGTGGAGCTCGATCCGGTCGAAGTGGCCGATGCTGCCGACCATGCGATCGATACGGTCGTCAAGGTGGCGAACATCGTGCGGGACGCGAAGAAGTAGCTAGTCAGAGCAGGCTGGACAACGCCAGCCGTTGTCTGTGTCGAAGCACCATCCAGCAATGGCGTCCAGAGAGTAGCCTTCGCGCACGAACGTGAACGCGGCGCACTTGCGGCACTGGACGCGAACTTGCGCCGAGTCAACGTCCGGCGTGCGCGCGGGGAAGGATGAGGAGGGCTGGGCGTCACCGATGAAGCTGAGTAGGTGGCGCGCGGCTTCGCGGATGACGTGTTCGTCCGCTGCGCTCAGGTCACGGCCTGAGATGCCGCGATTACTGAGGGTGACAACCTGCTCACCGTTGCGCTCGACACTCACAGCCCAGGATTCGGTCCTCGTCGTCACCGTGGCTCCGGAGGACGCCTGCGCACTGAGGGCGGATTCCAGTTCAGCGATGCGGGCTTCGGCAGTCGCCAGCACTCCTGGCTTGGATGCTGAATCCCACCAGATGCCAGCCTGAGCGTCATAGGACTGACCACGACGAATCTGGCGCAACACGAACACGGCAAGCGCGCATTCGTCGGCGGTCACGTCAGACGGCGTTAAGGCAGCGATCTGCTCCTGCGCGGCCCGGAGTTGATCGAGGAGCCACAACATCTCGCGCGCCGTGTGATGTAACTCGGAGTCTGGATCGTGTCGATCGTAGACCCGTTGCCACCGGGCGCGGATCTCCTGTGCCCTGTCCGAGAGAGAGGGATCAGAGGGGGTCATAGGTTCAGAACCTCGCTTTCCGCTCGAAGCGTTCGACGAAGTTGTCTACCGTTCGGACCCAGATTCTACCGTCGTGTAGACCTTGATGGACTACGTGGTTCCCGCCAGCGTCATCCTGAGCTACGTGGAGAACACGGTAATAGAACTTGTTCGGGTGCTCATAAACAGCACCGATCTCAACAAACGCATTTAGATTCATTTCCATAATTCGCTCCTGTGCATGATCTCAGCCGAGCACGGCCCCAATTCAAATACCTGCGCCGTAGACGCCTCCAAGTGGGCGTGTCCCGCATCGGTGTCCACTCTCCGTCGGACGAATAGCGCCCGCGTAGCATCTTCCTGATTCGTCGCGGCTTCCTGACCATCACTTGCTCCCTTTCTCTGCGGGGGCGTCCGAGGCGTGCCGTTTACGGCTGCACCAATTGACGATCTGTCCGTTCGATAGAATGGCGATGTAGCGACCGCATACCGGGCATTCGTCGTAGTAGTAGCCGATGAGCCACGCTAGAAACTTCGTCAGTAATCTCATAGCTGGCTCCCTTTCTCGGGGGCGTCCGAGGGGGGAGGATCGGGAAATGCGGCGCTCTCGATCGGCCTCCACTGCGGGGCGGGCGGGGAGACGCAGTGTCCGGCGTGGTCGCATGGCATCAACACGGCATCGATCCGCGCCGACAGTTCAGGATCGCGCTCTGGGTCGATCAACGAGTTGCAGTCCGCGATGATGGCGTGTAGGCGCTCACGCTCATCGTGTTCAAGGGGTACCGACGCGGCCCCCTGTGCGGACGCCGAGGCGATCAGGGCGTCATCGACGCGGCACTGCCACTCCGTTATCTGCCGCGCAATGGCGATACCCTCGTCGCGCGTCGGTGCGCCGTTGACAATGAACGCCTTGATGCGTCCCCACAGCCCGTCGTGGGAGCCTGGCGCGAACAATCCAAGCGCCTCGCGCGCTGCTTGCTCCACGGGGATGCCGGGCGCGAGGGAGGACGACAGCGCCGTGATTGCTTGCCGTGCGATGTCCGCAGCCCACGCGGACCACGAGCCGTCGCCGTATTCTTCCGGCCGGTTCTTCTCGCAGTCGCTTTCGAGCTCGCGCAGATCCGCGAGTAAGTCCTGCGCCTGCCTCCCGCCTGGGACCGCGGAGGGATCCGACTGCTGTTCTGCCATCGTCTACGCTGCCTTTCGCTGGGCCATCATGCGGCCTCTACCATTACCCGATACAACCGCGCGCACATCCGCGCGTCGGCGAGCGCCCCATGCGCGCCGTCTGTGTCGATGCCGAACATCGCGCAGACCGTCGCCAGTTTGAAGTTCGCCGGCTGCGGCCCGTGCGGATGCTCATCGAAGTAGAACAGCGCGCGTTGCAGCACGTCGCGCGTCAAATATTCGCACGGGAAGAACTGGCCAGCGAACATCTCGCGCAGGCGCGGCACGTCGAAGGAGACCGCGTTGTAGCCGGCCAGCCTCGCGACCGTATACGGCTGGCCCGTGCGCTTCGACGTCAGCGTGACGGACTGGAACGGGCGCAGCCAGGCGGCGAAGCGAGCCGCCGTAACGGCCGGCGACACGGCATCGGCCCATGCCTCGCGCGTGTAGTGGTTCAGGCGCAACGCTTCCGGATCGCAGTCGGCTTCGTTGAACGCGATGCGCTGCTCGAACGCGCCGACTTCGGTATCTCCGTCCATCGCGACGGCGGCGAGTTGGATCGTCGGATGGTGCGGTTGCACGCCGCCGGTTTCGGTGTCGATGTAGACGACGATCATGCTGCCGCCTCAATAGACTTCAGCATCATGCCGCCCTTAGCCGTCGGCGTGTAGTTAACCTTGACGCGTTGGCCTTCAAGCGTCTTCGCGCTGTCGGCGAGCGTGGCATCAACGGTCGAAAACTTCTGGCCGTCGATCGTGACTTCGTTCACGACAAGCGCGCCTTTCTTGAACGACACAATCGTCTCGCACTGTCCGATGTAGGTCTTTCCTGAGATGTCCACGCCAGCAGCCCAGAGCGCCAGCGACACTCCGGATGCCTCCGTGATTTCGCGTCCAGCCGGAAAGAACGGCCGATGTTGCTCTTGCAACTTGATAGGACGCGGCACGCCGGGCTCGTTGGGAACGAGCAGGAACGACGCGGTAAGCTCAAACGGCAGCGACTTCTCGCAGATCGGAATCCAACCGTCCAGCGAGGTCAGTGTCTGCTTCGGCTGGACGACCATCTTGCCGTCCACCTTGACCATCTCTATCTTTGCCTCTGCCCGGAAGCAGAGAATCAGGTGCGCGCGGACCTGTAGGAGTTTCTGCACCATCCGCTTGTGCTCCATCTTCGGCTTGACCCACGACGCCATCTTGACGGCTTCGCGTTTCTTCCAGTCGTCGCCGGCCATGCGGGTCAACTCGGATTCCTGCATGTCAAGGATGCCGCCGTCTCCGGCGTGTTCGTGGCTCGCGGAGTCCACGACGATGACTGGATACCCGGCCGCGTCGGCCGCGCCGATCGCTTCAGCGTAGGCGGCTGGCGAGAACGGCGCGTGCAAGTCGCCGTGGTCGAAGGCGAACTGATCCGCGTAGTGCTTCGCGCGACCGGCCTCGGTGTCGATGAGGCAGAACGGCTTATTGCCGGCGAGTCCTTTCGCAAGTCGGAGCGCCGAGAATGTTTTTCCTGAACCTGACGCTCCGGCCAGTCCGATGAGTAGGCCCACGGCTTCGCGCTTCGCTGGTCGGAACGTGAACGGCATTACACGGCCTCCTGTTCTGCGGCTTCCAGATGCTGCATGAGCGCCCACGCGGGCGGGTCGATGTAGCAGGTCCGTGTCGGGTAGCCGGGCCATGCGTCGCTGGCGAGGCACTGGCCCCACAGCCGGATCGCCTGCTCGACGCGTTCGCCAGCTTCCGCGAGACCTTCCGGCGAGAGCGCAATCACCGACGCCGCGAACGGATACGTGTTCTCTGCGACGATCCAGCGGAACGCGGCATCGTAGCCCGTGATGGCCTTCAGTCCGCGCAGGTAGAACGCCGCCTGCAGATCGCCGCCACGGCCGTAGATTGTCTTCGTCCACGCGTCCGGCTTCGCGCTGACGGCGCCGGTTTTGAGATCGTCAATCGTGCGCAAGTCGTCGTGCAACCAGTCCACGCGCGCTTTGCACCAGACGCCTTGGTCACACCACACGAGCGTCTGTTCGGGCTTGCCGAACTCGAGCGGCACGGGCTCGTCGGTGTGCGCCTGCACCTGCTTGCGTACCATATTCGCCATGAGGCGCATGCGGTCGGCGTGCTTCGCCAGGATGGGCGTCTTGCCGTTCGCGCGGGCCTCGTCGCGGGCGGCCTTCGCGGCGTTGGTGCGCCAGTCGTTCGCTTCGATGATGGCGTAGCGGTCGGTGGTGCCTTCCAGAATCATCGCGTGCGCGGCCGTGCCGAGGTCGAAGGTTTCGGATTCCTCCGGCGGGAATCCGCCGAGTCTCGGGTGCGCGGCGTGCGCGTGCATCGGACTCTGGCGTAGCAGGATGCTCGCGATGGACGCTGAGAGCATCGGCGGCGTGTCGCAGCCGAGCGCGTCGGCGTGGTAAGTTGTGGCGTCGATCTGGTAGATGCCTGGTTCCATGCGTTGTCCCTCCATGAGACATCAAAACGGCCCGCACTATCTCCGCTCGCGGCGGGCCTTCACGAGAAGGAGCGCGTCACGGTCGCGCCGGAGTCTAGAACCTTCCGCGCTGCATGATGTTCAGCAGTTCTTCCAGTTCGGGATGCGCGTCGAGAATCTCGCGGGCGCGCTTCGCTTCGGCCAGTGCCGATTCGGCGTCCTTCACTGCGCGGTCGAGTCGCAGCTTCAGAGACGGCACGCCAGCCTGTTTCGCCGCGTTGAGATAGTTTCCGCCTCCGATTAAGGCTGGCGCGTCCGAGTAGCCTTCCGCTTCGTAAGCCATCTGTCCTCCTTCAGTCCCCGTTGCTCGGCGTGTCCGGCAGGCCGCGCTTCGGCTTGCGCCCGCGCTTCTTCGGTTCGGTCGCCGCTGCCTTTGGCACCTGCGCGGTCACGTAGTCGCGCATCGAAGCGAGTCGCGCCACGTCAGCGTCGATCCGCGCCGACAACGCAGACGATCCGTCCGATCCGACGTAGTTCGCCACGGCATGCACCTGCGCGAGATCCGCATCAATCCGCGCAATCAACTCATCCTTCGCACTCTTCGGCATCTGTCCTCCAAATCAGGGCCGTCTCTCCGGCCTGTCACGTCCCAACGGCATCCCAGTCAATAATCGCCACCGACGTTGAATGGCTCGAGGTTCGGCTACATGGCGACACCTCCGTCACACCGGCGCACGTCCCACGTCTCCTCTCGGCGCGATATGCGCCGCGTCCTCCGTCCTTGAGTAGCGGAGCGATCCTCGGGAGACGTGCGCCTGCGTCACGAGCCGTTGCGGTCCCACGGGCCACTCGGCCTCCGCTGCTCCACCGGCACCGTCGCCACCGTGCGCCCGCGGTCGTCCTTCACGGCCACCAGCAGCGTCGGGCGCCGCGTCTTGCGCACGATGCGGTCGAGACGATCTGCGATGTCGCGCGGCGGGCACGGCGGGCCGTCGTTGGGCCAGGTCATCGAATTACCTCCATGATTGCCCGTTTGCCGAGGTTGTAGGCTTGCATCAGCGCGTTAGCCAACAGCGCTTCGTAGTCCTTAGCTTCTCGCGCCGTCAGCGGATGGTCGTCTTCGATGGCCTGAAGCAGAATCTTGGCGACCTCTTTCAGCGCTTCCTCGTGGCTCATCGTCCCACCTTCCACGCCAGCAACCCCGCCAGCACCGCGAAGACGACCATCAACGCGGCGAACAGTTCGTGGCTCATCGCACCCGCTCCGCAATCGCACAGCCCATCGGCTTACCGGCCGCGTGGCGGGCGCTCAGGAACGCTGCCGTTGTGCTCGCCATCATCGACAGTTCCACTATGACACGCGCGATGATGTCGTCGCCGACGTAGAACTTGATAAGAATCGGCGTGCTCATCTACCTGTCTCCTTCGTTGGCAATCGCTTCCAGCTCGTTCAGCCACTCGCGGATCGAACCGGCGCTCGTGCCGATCAGTTTCGCATCGCGCGCCGAGTGCGCGGGCGACATCATCGCATCGGCGACATCTTCAAGGTGCAAGCGCATGCGGAGGACGATGGCGGCGAGGCGGTCGGCGCTCACTTCGTCCCCTTCGCGGCCTTCTCGGCGTGCTTCTGTTCGCACCGCTCGGCTTGCTCAAGTTCGGCGTAGCGCTTCTCGCAGATGAAGCACGGCCAGGGCTTCGCGCTCATCGAGCCCTCCATCGCGGCGGATGGCAGTCGCACAGCGAACGAGACGAGCCGCACCACTCGCAGCGCCGATACGTCATCTCGCGCGATACCTGCTTCGGGCCAACACCGAGCGCAGTCTTGGCCCACTTGCGCGCATCCTTGATGGAGTCGGCAGCCTTGCGTAGCTCGCCGTATTCGACGGTCTGGATCAGATACGTTGCGCTCATTTCGTCCCCCACGCGCGAAACTCCGCCTGCATCCGATGCCAGAGCCAGCGGTCGTCGTCGTCCTTCGCCGGAAACTGCGCGCGAAACTCAGCCAGTGAGATCGTACGCGTCGGCACCAGACCGGCCGCAGCCCATTCCAACTGCTCGGATGTGAGCACGGTCGGCACGATGCGTTCCACTTCAATGCCTTCCGGCTCTGCGCCACACGTCAGGCACGCGCCGTCCAGCACGCGGTTGCCGCACCGCTGGCACGCGATGACGTCGCCACCTGCGAAGTAACCGGCTGGAAGGTCGCTGATGTCCATGCGTCAAGACTACAGTAAGCGGTTTGTGTCTGTCAACACAAATCACGCAATCTTTTTTCTGGCCGGTTTCCAGCGTGTTTTCCGGGCTTTTTCGAGGTTGCGGCGCACGGCGGCCAGCTTCGCGGCGCTTCGGACCTGCCCGCCCTTGCGCCCAAGCGCGGCGGCGTGTGTGTTTTTCATGAGTTGACAATAACCGCTTTGGTGTGCCAGAGTCAAGCGCATGACGCACACGAACGACGGCGGGCCGAGCGCCGAAGCGATTGCCGCGCTGGACGTAAAGCGCATGCGGCGCGAGTGCGAAGCGCGCCAACTAATGGACGAATTGCGCCGAACCGTCCGACTGCGGCCGGTCTCGCGCATCGATGTTTCCGAGAACTACGTGCCGGAATTCACCAACGAGAGCGCCGAAGTCATGCGCCCATATCTAGACGCGATGGACATCCTGCGCGACATCATATACGCGTCGGACGGGTGCGCTGGTCATCGTAACTGCGCGCATTCGATGGAACCGTGGCAGCGTGCGCGCAAGCTGCTCTATGGCGAAGGAGTGGAGCGATGATCGCCGACACCATCGCCCTCCTCGCCCAGTGCGAACGCGAACGCGCCCTCTACCGCCTCATGCTCAGCGTCTCGCAGGAGCTGCTCCACGAAGCCGGACGCACGATCGCGCGGCAGCGGGAGCAGTTACAGGAGCATCGGGATGAACGCGAACGGTTGGCAAGGGGCGTGTTCGGTGAGTAGCTACGCCGCGTTCCTCGAATCCAAGCGCCAACTAGGCGGCCTGCACGGCTTCGCGCCGCTCTGGATGCCGGATTTCCTGATGGACTTCCAAGCGCATCTCGTGGACTGGTCCACGCGCAAGGGACGCGGCGCGCTGTTCTGCGATTGCGGCATGGGCAAGACGCCGATGCAGCTCGTCTGGTCACAGAACGTCATCCAGCACACGAACCGGCCCGTGCTCATCGTCGCGCCGCTCGCGGCCTCGTCGCAGACCGTGCGCGAGGCCGCGAAGTTCGGCATTCCGTGCGAGCGCAGTTCCACCGGCAAGCATACCGACGACGCGCGCATCATCGTGACGAACTACGAACGGCTACACCTGTTTGACTCGTCTCGTTACGCGGGCGCGGTCTGCGACGAGTCCAGCATCTTGAAAAACTTCGACGGCGTGACGAAAGCCACCGTCACCGAGTTCATGCGCCTGTTGCCGTATCGTCTGCTCTGCACGGCCACGGCCGCTCCGAACGACTACGTCGAACTCGGCACGTCTTCCGAGGCGCTCGGCGAGCTCGGGCACGTCGATATGCTGACGCGGTTTTTCAAGAACGACGAATCCTCTCTCGCGCCGCTGTCGCACGGAGCGAAGTGGCGTTTCAAGCCGCACGCCGAACGCCCGTTCTGGCAGTGGATGTGCGGCTGGGCACGCGCGGCGCGCAAGCCGTCCGACGTCGGCCCGTTCGCGGACGACCGCTTGCGGTTGCCGGCGCTGAACGAACGCGTCATCACGGTCGAAGCGTCACGACCGATGCCGGGGCATCTGTTCGTGACCGCTGCGAAAACGCTGCCGGAACAGCGCCTCGAGCGCCGCTCCACGATTCAGGAGCGCTGTGAAGCGGTGGAGGCCATCGCGCAGGGCGCCGACAAGTTTGTCGCGTGGTGTCACCTCAACGACGAGGCCGACCTGCTGGAGCACCTCATCGACGGCTCGAATCAGGTCAGCGGCACGCAGAGCGATGAGCAGAAGTTGGAACTCTTCGACGCGTTCACGGCGGGCTCGCTGCGGGTGTTGATTACCAAGCCGAAGATCGGCGCGTTCGGGCTCAACTGGCAGCACTGCGCGAACCTGAGCATGTTTCCGTCGCATTCCTACGAGCAGTATTACCAGGCCGTGCGCCGCTGCTGGCGCTACGGACAGACGCGCGACGTCAACGTCAGCGTCATCACGACACAGGGCGAGGCCGATGTGCTCGGCAACCTTCAGCGCAAGGCCGCCGCCGCCGACAAAATGTTCGCCTTCATGGCCGAGGAGATGAAACGTGCTACAACCAACGGACACGACTGACCTCTACACGCTCTATCGGGGCGACTGCTGCGAAGTGCTCCCGACGCTGACCGACGAATCGATCCACTTGTCGGTCTATTCGCCGCCGTTCTGCGGGCTCTACCACTACTCGTCCAGCGAACGCGACATGAGCAACTGCCGGTCGCGCGACGAGTTTCTTGAGCACTACGCGTTCCTCGTGGAGCAGATCGTGCGCGTCACGATGCCGGGGCGCCTGACGGCGGTTCACTGCATGGACGTGCCGACCGGCAACGGTGTGCTCTACGACCTGCCGGGGGAAATCATCAAACTGCACGAGCGCTTCGGCATGCACTACATCGCGCGGCACGCGATCTGGAAAGAGCCGCTCGGCGTGCGGATGCGGACGATGGCGAAGGGGCTCGCGCATCGGCAGATTGTGGAGGACTCGTCGCTGTGCGACGTCGCTGGCGCGGACTACTTGCTGCTGTTTCGCAAGCGTGGCGCGAATCCAGTGCCGATTGCGCATCCCGAAGGACTGCTCTCCTACGCTGGCGAGCGCAAGATTCCCGAAGACTTGTGCGGCTATCGCGGTTGGCAGGGCAAGCAGACCGAGAACCGCTACTCGCATTGGATCTGGCGGCAATACGCCTCGTCGTTCTGGGACGATATCCGCATCGATCGCGTGGTGCCTTTCGAGGAGGGCCGTGACCCGGACGACGAGAAGCACGTCCATCCGCTGCAGCTCGACGTCATCGAACGTGTTGTCATCATGCGGTCGAATCCCGGCGAGACGGTGCTCACGCCGTTCATGGGCGTTGGATCGGAAATTTACGGGGCGCTGCTGAATGGACGCAAGGGTATCGGCGTGGAGCTGAAGCCGTCCTACTATCGGCAGGCGCTGAAGAACGTCGGCGCGGCCGTCATTGAACGCGACCGCGAACAGGCGCCGCTCTTTGCGGAGGCGTCCGATGGCGAAACCGAAGTCGCCCGCTGACGCCCCGATCGTCTCAACGCCTGACGCCATCCCGCGCATCTGCCCCTCGTGCGCGTCGAAGGATCTCGGCAAGGTCGATAACGTCACGTTCGTGCGCGTCACCTGTCAGGCGTGCGGGTGGACGGCGCGGTATCAGGTGAAGGCATGAATCTTACAGAGCATCTGGAACGCCAACGCGCGTTCTCGCAACGCACATTCGGCCCAGGCACGCGCACCGACGGCATCATCGATCACATTCGCAAAGAGCTGAAAGAGATCAAGGCCGATCCCTACGACCTGAGCGAGTGGATCGATGTCATCATCCTGGCTCTTGACGGCGCGTGGCGTGTCGGCTACGAGCCCGAGGAAATCACGGCGGCGCTCGTGGCGAAGCAGACGAAGAACGAATCGCGCGCATGGCCGGACTGGCGCACGGTCGCTCCCGACAAGGCGATCGAGCACATTCGATGAGCGCGCAGACGCCGTCCGAATACGAGCGCATCACGAACACGCTGGTGCGTGTCTGTGCGAAGGGTCATTCCGTGGTCATCTACTACGTGCGGCGCGATCAGCCGGAGTCGCCGTGTCCGGCGTGCGCAGCCAAGCCTGCTAATGCTTGAACTCCGCCCGTATCAGACCGACCTCATCGCCCAGACCCGCGCGACGATCCGCCAGGGCGCGCGACGCGTGCTCGTGCAGGCGCCGACCGGCAGCGGCAAGACCGTGCTCGTCGCGTCGATGCTCGCGGGTGCCGCCGCTCGAGGCAAGCGCGCGTGGTTCGTCGTCCACCGCAAGGAACTGCTCGACCAGGCCGTCCGCACGTTCGTCGAAGCCGCTGACCTGCACGTCGGCATCATCGCGGCCGGGTATCCGAGCGATTCGGCGGCGCCAGTGCAAGTGTGCGCGGTCGGGTCGCTGCGCAAGCGCATCGGCAAGGTCCGCGCGCCTAACTTGATCGTGTGGGACGAGGCGCACCACATTGCGTCGGCATCGTGGTCGGCTATCGCCGCAGCGCTGCCGAACGCCGTGCATATCGGGCTCACTGCGACTCCAAGTCGGCTCGACGGCCGCGGCCTCCGTCCGTTCTTCGACGCGCTGCTGTGCGGGCCGTCCACTGCTGACCTCATCGCCGCCGGCTGGCTCGCGCCGTATCGGCTCTACGCGCCCGCGCAGTTCGATGCCAGCAAGTTGCATAAGGTCGCCGGGGACTACAACCGCAAGGAAGTGTCCGAGACGCTGGCGCGGTCCACTGTCGTGGGCGATGCGGTCGGCACCTACCGGAAGCATGCCGAGTCCGGCCGCGCGCTCGTCTTCGCCTGGTCCCTCGCCAGCTCGCAGGCCATCGCCGACGCGTTCACCGCCGCCGGCATCGCCGCGCAGCACGTCGACGGCGAGACGCCAAGCGCTGAACGCGCCGCAAGCATGAAAGGATTCAGAGATGGTGCGCTTCGCGTTGTCTGCAGCGTGGATCTTTTTGGTGAGGGCTTGGACGTGCCATCGGTTGATGCCGTGTTCAGCCTGCGACCTACGGCCAGTCTGTCGCTCTACTTGCAGCAATGCGGCCGAGGATTGCGCGTGGCTGACGGCAAAACGCATGTGAAAATATTCGACCACGTCGGGAACTATACGCGTCACGGCCTCCCCGATGATCCTCGACAGTGGACGCTCGACGGCATCGTCAAGGCGCCGGGCGAACGGCCGCAACCCATCAAGCGATGTGCTGCGTGTTTTGCCGTCGCCTCAGCCGCGCGCAAGGTCTGCCCCTACTGCCAGGCGGCGTATCCGGTGAAGGAGCGGAAGGTTGTCCAAGTCGCTGGCGAGCTCGCTGAGACGGAGTTGTCGGCGCTGCGGGCGACGGTCGCTGACCGGGCCCTACTGTGCCGCACCCTGCTGGACTGGCAGAATTTGGGGAAAATCATGGGGTATGCGCCGGGCTGGGCGTGGCATCGGTGGACGGCGAGACGCGAGGAACCGCAGAAGGTCGATTTCGCGCAGGTTGCGACGGACGACGGCTGGTAGGGGTTTGCCTGCGGGCTCGCGGACTGCGCCTCACCACGGGGCGCTAATGCGGTTTAATCGCGTGTGCGATTGTGGGAATTATCAGCAGTTGCGGCAAACGGCCTGCGGACGATTGACGCGCGTGTCCTATTATTTTGTGCTAGGACCGAAAATAATGCTTGCAAGCTGAGCATTGGGTAGCGCATCCACCGCGACCGCGCAATGGGAAGAGACGATGAGCCTTGATGTCTATCTCTATGGGCCTCCGACCGAAATCTCGTGTATTTGTGATTGCGGCCACGAGCACACCAAACAGCGCCGCGATTGCTTTTACGACGGCAACGTGACGCACAATCTCAGTAAGATGGCCGCAGAGGCTGGAATCTACGAACACCTATGGCGACCTGACGAAATTAGCGTCACGCGGGCGCGAGATTTGGTTGCACCATTACGCGCTGGACTTGACCTATTGCGCGCCGATCCTGAGCGATTCAAGCAGTTCAACCCTGAGAACCAATGGGGCTCGTATGACGGGCTCGTGCAATTCGTAGAGGCGTATCTAGCTGCATGCGAAAACGCGCCGCACGCGACAATTAGCGTGAGCCGTTGACCAGCATCCCGCGCAAGAGGGGGAAGCGATGAAAACCGCGTTCAAGCCCATCTCCGAATCCGCCCTCGTGAACCTGCTCCTGAAGTGCGCGAGCGAGTGGGGCGCGATCCTCTTCCGCAACCCCCGCGGCGTCGAGCGCATCGCGCAGAAGGACTGCAAGACGTGTCAACGCTTCGGCCGCGTCGTCAGCTACGGCCTGCACAACGGCATGCCCGACACGATCGGCTGGATGCCGGTTGTCGTCACGCCAGACATGGTCGGCACGCGGGTCGCGCTGTTCGTCGGCATTGAAGCGAAGCGCCACGATGGACGCGTGTCCGAGGACCAGCGGCGCATCCTGACGGCGCTCGAAACGGCCGGCGCGGTCCAGGGCGTCGTGCGCAGTGTCGCGGAGCTCGAGACGGTGCTGGCGACGTGGCGGGGGAGGCAGCCGTGAGCATGGAACCAATCTATGGATACCCGTGCGTTGAAGACCCGCGCGACTTCGATCCAGACCCGGAGTGCTGCTCACCTACGGAGATGGCGGCGTGGCGATTGGCGTGTCAGACGTTCGGCAAATCAGACCACAAGCCGAATAAGGGCTGTTTCACCGACCGTGACGAATCAGGCCAAATGGTTCGCCACGTTTTGCGGACATCGTGGGGTATCGGCATAAACCTGATTCGCAAGTGCGACGGTTGGAACTGCGAGACGAGATTCGGCGCCTTCGTTCATTGCCACGAATGTGGCGGCGACTTCTGCGAGGAGTGCTGGCCGAAGCACGACGCGCGCGAGGTGTGCGAATGACCGCCCACGCCCTCCGCCTCCTCGCCCGCGACTGCCACGCACTGGCCGATCGCCTGAGTCATCGTGACCGCTGGACGATGGCGCATCGGCGCCAGGTGCTCGCGTTCCTCGACCGCGCCGAGCATGCGTTCATCACGCAACTGGTCGATGCCGTCGTCGCGCAGCCCAAGCCGCGCGAAGCTACTACCCGTAGCGGTTTAGAGCGCACCGTGCGCATACGTTGGGGCTTGCCGCACTCGTGACGGAGGCGTAAACTGCACGAGCCACGAGACAGCGTGGTAGAATTTCACTCGGTCGGGCGGGGCTGGCCGGCCCTCGCTCACTGCGCGGCATGCGACCTAACTCGCGTGCTGGCCCGACGCCTTTTCACCGTTAGGGGTGCGCGATGGTTGATCGTCTCGTAACGTCCGCGTGAGTTCAGAGCGCGTTCGCGCCAAACCACTCACGCACGTCCCGCCGCCAGCCGGCGCCGTCGACTTCGACGACTTCTATGCCTACATGCCCGCGCATGCCTATCTGTTCGCGCCGACGCGCGAGCTGTGGCCGATGGCGAGTGTCGACGCCCGATTACCCGGCGTGCCCGAAGTGGATGACGACGGCCATCCAGTCTTCGGCGCGCACGGACAGAAACGCCTCAAGGCCAGCAAGTGGCTCGACCGCAACCGGCCAGTTGAGCAGATGACGTGGGCGCCCGGCGAGCCAATGATCGTCTG